GGCGAGGAATTATCCTTCAGGGTTCGTAAGAATGCGATACTCGAAAGTAAAGAAGATCTCCGCCCTCCACGTCAAAAATCTGCTAGAATGCATGAAAGTGGTGTGTTGTTGAGTTTGGTCGATATAAAGCAGGGTCAGGTGACTAGCTCAGTTCTTGTACTGAGTGATTTACTCAGTGAAGTTGTGGCCCATACTACCTTACTGGAATCACAAGAGGCAATTCCGCAAATCAGCATTCTCATAAAGAATAATAGTGCATACAATATTCCTGCTGAAATTGCCACATATACAAATGTTGGAACGTCGTTAATGGCCAATATTCTGCATAAGAAGTCTAGATTACTTCTGAATCAGGCCAATCTCGTTCCAAATTTGAATTTTTAGGCCGGGGGTCGGAAGACGATTATTTCGCCACCGGCTACCGGATCGGCGAGATAACACTTCCCGACCCCCTAAACTCCAATCCCACACTAAAAATTAAAAATCAAGATAGGATCGACTCGAGACCGAAAACATTAATTGCTCGCAGTTTAGGACCGCGAGTAATGAATGTTTGCCCACCCATTCCGGACGCTTTGGACCAAAGAAGCTTACTGGAAGGAGCAAAATTCCGATTTGCAAGGGAGAACGAAGTGCCGAAGGAGGAACTCTTGGCCGAACTTCGTTTGCATGTCAGAAAGGAATTGCGGAATTTCGGATTGAAACCTATACCATACCAATTAGATTTATTTACCCCATATATCGAACAAACACATTACAATTCCCGTCGTAAACAGCATTTGACTGATATCTATAACCAGAAATTTCTTAAATGTGGGTGGCCTGACCAAGTGATCTACAAGAGTTTCGGTAAGGTTGAATTCATGCACGATGGCAATAAGTATAAATATCCTCGTATTATAAATCCTCCCGACGATTGGTATAAAGTTGCTGCGTCGCCGTACATTCATGCCGTTGAAACAGAGGTGTGTAAACTGAAGTACTTTGCGAAATATGTTCCCGTTATTAAGAGACCAGAATACATTAAAGAAATGTTTTCTCAATTCTCCGGGATAAAGTACGTCACTGATTACACCTCATTTGAATCTGGCTTTGTGCCTGCCTTTTATGATTGCGTGGAGAGGGAACTCTACGAATACATGCTGTCTGAGTATCCTGAGGCCGCTGCTAAAATTAATGAATGGAATTCAGGGATTAAGCAGTGTATTTTTCGGGAGTTTAGACTGGAAATTGCAGGCATACGTATGTCTGGCGACCCTAACACATCCCTAGGCAATGGATTTTCGAATCTAATGCTCACCTCGTTTATAGCTAAGAAAGCCGACGCTCAATTCGTCGGAATAGTTGAAGGAGACGACGGTTTATTCTGTTTTAATAAAGACGTCAATTTTGCTATAGCGAAGGAATTAGGATTTGTTTTGAAACTTGAGCCGCATGAAGACATTTATACTACTTCATTTTGCGGACTGCTCTTGTCTCACTCCTTGGCCGCTTTTTCTGAGCCAAGGTATGCAATGGCTGCATTTGGTTGGACTCAAAGCCAACTTAGATTTGGTTCTAAGAAGGTTCGTATGGGTTTATTGAGGTCCAAAGCTTTGTCATTAGTCTATTGCAATCCCCGCTGTCCAATACTGACAGCTTTAGGAGAAAGGTATGTAGAATTAACTGAAGGATACGAAGAAGTCCTTTCAAACAGTTATTGGGACCAAAAAGTAATAAAGGAGAAATATGAATACTCTGACTTAATTAAGGCCGAGAAGGCTAAAGGACTGTCACTTGCTGATAGATTCGATTTCGAAAGAATGTTCAATGTCTCTGTTGATACCCAACTACGTATTGAAAAATATCTCAAAACTGCAGGCTTAGGTCCTCTGGACTGCCCTGACATAGATCTCCTATATGATAGCCATCCCGTCTTTCGCGATTTTGACGAGAAGTATTGTGGTTATCATGCGCGGCCTTTCAACACCGCGAACCAAATTGCTTAATGGAGTCTCTCCTTAATGACCCAAAACGGTGCCCATGCTTAATAGTTCCGTGCTAAATTCGAAAGATAAATGCCGACAGACTGCACGGGTCAACAATGTTGGATGAGATGAACAGTCGGCGGTGAATAAACATCGTGGATTCCATACAAACAAATTTATCATATAAAATGAATTCTAGAATGTCTAGAAAAGGCCGTGCTGACGCTATGTCGCAGGCCATTAAAACCACCGGCTTATCCCCAGGCGGAGCCGACTGGCTAACTCTACGCCTTGATCCCTACCATGACTTCAATAGGCCTATCGCAGGTTATCCTGATGCTGACTCATTAGACACCGTCGTAAGTGTGAATAATTACGAATTGAATGTGTCTCAGCCAGGGGCCCTTGGAGCAAATTGGGATGCCCACATTTTCACCCTTCCCCTCTCATACGTCTTTGCCGTAAATAATGGAGGCTTCGATGCAACTCAGAATTTCGTGGA